GGACTACCTTTTTCCCAACCCGGGCGCTCTTTGAATTCGTATTTGAATTCTCTGATCTTTTCCACGATCTCTTCTTTGCCACTGCCGGTCAGCACATCCAGCAACACATCGCTCAGGAAGTCCTGGATCACTCGGGGAGTATCTGATCTCTTCAAATCCAGTCCCATGGCCTTGACTTTGCCAGGTTTCCCCTCTACATCTACACGTCGGCCTTCTTTGTCGATGATCATCACGGCATACCTCTTCTTGGTGATAAACAGACCTTTTGACGCCACTACTTCTCGACCACCTCGTATCACACTACCCATCTCTCGAGGCACATGGAAAGCACGTTCCATGAAGGCTGGAAAACTCTGGTTCACTTGTTCGGCGATACCATCATATAGCTGGATGCAGGTTTCCTTCGACCAGGTCATGCGACCTTCTTCTACTTCTTTCCGCAACACCGGCCATGCCGAGAAATAGCATGAATCTGTGTCGCCGTAGATGATGCATTCGCCCACGTGATCATACTTTCCAGTGACGCATTCGTTTACATAAGCATCCATGTGATGGGCGATTGCACGTCCTGTCAGAGTGGTACTCTGACCGATGCGTTTGTCAAAGAATCTACAGCCTGGATTCAAGATAGCTCCATAGAGACTATTTAGATTGATCTTCTTGACCAGCTGTCTTTTATCCCAGTATTCTTCGTCCTCTTTGGTAGTACATTCCTTGAGTCTGGCCTGCATGTCTTTGCGTTCTGCATACCAGCGTTTGAGCAAGCCGGGGATCACGGCTTCGGTCTCAAAGGTAAAGATCGTACCGTTGGCCGAAAGCATCCAGGGCTGATTCGAATCAAATATCATGCGCCAGACTTCGGCTGCCGAATGCACGGTCTCATCTCCATCTTGCCAATCTATGGTTATCTCTGTTCCCCGCTGTTGTTCCATCACGGCCGTGTATTCCAAGCTACCAAACAGACCTTCCCAGGCCGCGGCGAAGCTAGAACCCGAACCCATCTTATCTCTGATATATCGGTCGGTCATCGTGGAACGCAGTTGACCCACGATGGTTTCGGGTCCCATGTTGAGTGCCCGGATGGCCGAAGGATACAGGCTGTTGATGTCGATGCTACCTACCCAGTCATGCATGCCTTTCTTGGGGTAGGCCACATAAGCACCAGCGGCCTGTGTGTCATCATCCGTGAGCCGTTCTTTGCGTATGGGTACCACCATGCCACGCTCGTGGGCTTCGTTGATGATGGCCTGCTCTGTGACAGCCACTGCACCCATGGTGGTGGGCAGCAACACAGTGTTCTCATGTGCCAGGGTGTTGGCTAGATCCAGGAACCGGAGTTTCTTGTCGATGTCAGCAAGACCACGAACGTCCTGGCGGTTGTATTCGATGAAGGTGCGCCAGTTTTGGTTGTAGAGCTGATCCAAGGTACCTTCGAACTTGGTCTTTCCTCCAAGTTCTTCGTACTCAAGGATGGCATCCAGACTATAGGAGTGTCGTTCTTCATAGGTGTATTTCCTGTAGAGTTGCATGTAGTCTAGATGCACGCGACCTATGAGGTCAAACGTGATGTTCTCCGCACCGAACCTCTCGAAAGTCCTTTGTTTGGGCATCTGTTCCCAGAGGCAGAATCTGCGTGTGTCATCTCGGCTCAGCACTCGGGTAGTGCGTTGGATGGTGTAAGGTATGTCATAACCTTCGGAGTTCCAACCGCTCAGCACATCGGCATCTTCGATGAGATTGAGGAAAGTGTCCAGGAGATCTCGCTCTTGCTCAAACACAAAGCAATTATCAAATTCGGCAGCGATCTCCTGTGCTGTTTCCATGCTCATAGATCGAGGAGGTATGACCATGGTCACAAGCTGATCCAACCAATCCAGATATACTGATATGGCAGTGATTGGATTGAAAGGATCTTCTGGACGACTGAATCCACGCACTGGATCGAAATCTACTTCGATGTCGAAGAATGCTGTGTGCAATCTAGGAGCATCTATGCCTTTGTAATTTTCTTCGAGACAGCGGAACACAGGATTGATATCAGCTTCGTAGAGATTTTTGCCTTTCTGTATGGCCATCTCTTTGCGGAACTCCTTGGAGTTACGGCTGGAAAATCGGGCCACTGGACTGCCGAAGATCGATCGGAACTTGCCACGTGGATCATCATAATAAAAGATATAAGTGGCAGGATGTTCTTCGTAGTAACGCTCTCCGTTTCTGCGGCCTACGATGTGTATGCGGTCGTGATCACGATCAAATAACGCATCGATGTAACTCATGCTATTTTTATATCCTCTACTAAAGAATCAAAAAAATCAGATCTTTGATAATCGTGCTTCCAGGACTGCAAGAGATTACGATTGTGTTTGCACCGATCTTTTTGTCTCTGGGCGTCGAAACGTGTCTCATCATTTTTCAAAATGTCTATTATTTTTCTCTGACGATGGATCCAGTCATCACTATCCCATTGTTGATTTATTTCATCGATTTCTAATCCTAACTCCTGGAGTTTTTTTACAGAATTTTTTTGTGCAAAAAGAAGGTTTATAGTGTTTGATTGCAAAGATCTCAAAGTTTTTTCTGTAAAGCACCACTGGAAACAATCGTCGTTTGTGGCGTAAGTTTCTAAAATCACGGAATATTTTGAATCATTGATGTAGGAAATGATATCAAAATTTTCTAGGAAGTTTTTATAAGGTACCTGTGACCTCAAAGATTGATGAGCTTTATTGAATTTTTCAAGTTCATTGAGACCTTTATTGTAATGGATAAAATCAAAAAGATCAACCCCGGTAAGTTTACTGTAGTCGTCTAATTGGTATAGAAGATAGCTGACATAGCCTCGATCTAAAAGTTTTTCCAACCACAAAAAATAAAACCACGACTGTCGTACTGATTCGCATCGTTGCATAAAACAATTATACAAACGAGCTGGAGTTGGATTCGGATGATTGATAACATCATCACGTGCAGTCATTCCTAATAGTTCTGGACATGATAGGATTTTGATATTATCAAAAGAAAATTTTTTTTGATCTAATAAATTATCGGTAACGAACCAGATTTTCTTGCTGTGTTTATAGCAAATCGATTCGAGCTCCTTCCAAAATCCTTCCGTCGGAATTTGATCGAATAGCAACGATGATATCACGCAATCATTGCGAGCATTTCGTATTGAATTTTGAAAATCGTATAAGTCTACAAACTGAATAAAAGAGCAAGATAAATTTGCCGAAATATTTTCTAATCTGGTGTAGATATCTTGCCTTTCTTTTCGCCAGATATATTGATCTTTGCTATTGACTTCTGCTTGATTTGACATAATTTTTGCGGGTTATGGTCCGCGCACCGTTCTACATGCCCGTGTCGTGGGCGAGTCGCTGTTATTGATAACAGTAATTATAGAGTTTTACCGACAGTGGTCAGAATTGTTTCTAGCAAGGCATGATCCTGTTGTTCTTTGCCAAACTCGGCCTTGTGCGCCAGGCGTATGGCCTTTTTTAGCACATTGGGTTTTATTTCGAGTTCTTCGGCTACTGCTTTGATAGTATCACTCAATCCACCATTCAGCGTTTCCACTTCGTGCATGACCTGCATGCCTTCGTTGATGATTTGTGTGAGTTTGGCTTTTTGTTCTGCATTGAAAGTTTTAGTGTCCATCATGATTCTCCTTGTGATTTATTATAACTTGAAAATCGTCCCGAGTCAACGGCCAAAAAGATCCATAATCCTTTCTCTGGTAACAAAATTTATCTTTTCGCATTGTTCCGCAAACCTTCCAGAAAGAATATGATCCTGATTGTATAAACTACTGGTTCTGGTTAGATCAAATAATTCCTGCGCTGAAAATTTTTTGAGATCCAATAACAATTTGATTATTTTTTCCATTCTAGAAAGATTTCCAGGATCAGAATCAAAAGAAAGATCTATGCCATAATCAAATTCAAACCCCAGTGACTGTAGAATGCGATAGGTTTCAAATTGACCCACAGAAATGAATCCTGTGGCACCCAACAAGCATTTAAAAGTTTTTTCGGTCAAGAATGGACCTGGATAGATAAACTGTCTACCCGGTGTTTCCATCAAACTGTAATGAAAACTTTCGTTGGTGCAGTGTAAGCCAGTCTGCTGATAGATTGCCGTCCAGGGATCTGCTGTATATTTTTGATAGTTTTTTGAATTATCGAATCCATCGATGCGACGTATACGACCAAAATACTTTGACCAAAATATAGATGATGTATGATCGATCAAAACGTTGCCAGTAACTTCGGGTACTGCAGAATGACCATCGACCCAATCTCCTAGAATCAATAAAGCGTCATCTTGATAGATTTCTGCTAAAACAGTATGGATCAACAGTTTGCTCTGAGTTATTCTGTGACACACTGCACTGACTTTGTAGATGATATTTTTATCTGTTGCTTCTGGAAACCATCGTTGCATCTTTTTTATCTGTTGATGCCAGTACAAATAAGTGAAACAGTATAGATTTTTTGGTGCTTGAAAATCGTAATATTTTGCGTCGCTAAGAAGAATTATAGGTTGTTGTATACGATCACACTGACGAATTATCCAGTCGATATCTATCGCCTCTAAATGATAACTGATAACATATAGATCGTGACCGACGGGTAAATCTTCTGTCTGAAACCAGTTACGCCATAATGAACAAAAAGTGTTTGTTGGTAATTCGGCTAACCATTGCATTTCGCCCACACAATTATGATTCAACCCTTGCCACGGATCAGGCACTAACATTTCACGCATGGAGTAATTATGCTCACTCTAGGCTCTGGGGTAGCGAATCCAAGAGCCAGGCCAGCAGCCGGCCACGCACCCTAACGGTCCTAGGGCATGTTGGGTTTGGTGCCAATCACCATGGATCTCGTATAAGCGGTTTCGGGATCTTCAAGCTCGAGCTGGCCTTGATAGATCACGTCTAAGGGGAATTTTTCCAGGATATCATTGATGCTGTGGAACTGATGGCCGGGATCATGGTCGCGTGCTTGCAGGGCCACCAATGTGCCCGGTGGAATACGATCATACCACTCACGTCCATCCATATCTGTGAGACTGGTGTTTATGACCACGCTGTCTTTATCTACCTGTCGATAATCGAGATCGTTGGCATCGGCCCGCATGTGATCTACGCAGGCAGCACCGATGTGGTCCAGCATCCTCCGGCTCTGGCGAAGGAATTTGGGATCTGTTTCTACGTTGATGATGCGCTCGGTCTTCACGGCAGGATGCAATTTCATATAGAGGCTGAGATTGCCAAACCATGATCCCAGGATATAAACAGTGCTCACACGATCTCGTATCTTCGAGAGTTCTTGTATCAACCACACTTT